CCCCTCATGGCGGCACCCCTACCGCCGCTAGCGCCGTCATCACCGACCACCAGTGATGCAACGCCCAGCCCATCGCCACCGGGACGAGAAATTCCCAATCGATCATTTCTGCCTCCAGGGCCGCGAGGCGTATTCGGAATCGGGGACGATGGTCAGCGGCGACTGGCCCCTGGCCGGTGCGTCTGCGGAGGCGGCAACAGGCGCTGCCGGAGCGATGCTGGCCACCGCGCCGGCCTGCCTCCCGGCACAGGTGACGGTCTGTTTCCAGTCCTCATAGCGAAGCTCTACGACGCACTCGCCCTTGGGCGTCACCCGGTAGCCGGAGCCGATCAGTTGCCAGCTGGTGAGTTCCAGGCGCCGGCCCGTGGGATCCTCCAGGGCGAACATGTAAATGTCGCCCCGCGACTTGCGGTAGGCATGGGCGAGGATGGAGATCCGCCGATCGGCGAAGGGATGGGCGTTCAGATCAACAGGCGCAGCAGCAGGCCCATCAGGTACAAGCCCAGGAGGAAGAAAGCTATTCGCAGCAGGACGCGCTGGAGCAGCCACAGCAGCGGGCGCAGCAGGGGCTTGAGCAGGGTCGCCAGGAGCGTCGGCAGGTGTCGCAGCAGCCGGACCGCCAATCGTGCGCAGAGGCCCCATATACCAGACAAAGCCAATAGTGCCGGCCAGCAATGCCAGTAGAAGAACCAGCTTAGGCGACCGGAACATACTCTTGCCGGCCTTGGTGTCTTGGGTCTTGCCGGTGGCCGTGGACTGGTAGAGGGCGAAGGTCTGCTTTCGGATCCGCTTGTATTCGATGATGGTGCCATCGGCGGGCGGACGGTTGAGTTGGGCGTCATGCTGGGCCTCCTTGTAGCGGCCAGGGATGCCGATCACCGCGAGGTTGGAATGCTTGTAGGCCATCTCGCAGGTCATGCGGATGTCGTCGCGGATGTAGGAGATGTTCGGCGTGGTGAGGACAATGTCCCAGTTGAAATGCCGGTGCCGGGTCCAGGCGTCGAGCCAGCCCATGGGGCGGTCGGCCGCGTGGGCCGCTTCCGGTCCACCGGGGTAGTCGAAGCGCTCGAGGTCTTTTTCCCGCCAGGACTTGGGAAACAGCAGTTGGGTTTCGTCGAAGATCAGGAAGGCCCCGTGGGGCGCCCACTGAAACCACGTGCGCATCTTTTCGAGGTCTTCCAGCGACTCCAGATCGAGGTTGATGATCTCCGCCGTGTTGGGCAGGTCCGGAAAGACCTGATAGGCCCGCTCCAGGGTGAAGCCGCGCACGTTGGTGATGATCACCCGCCCGTCTTTCAGCGCGGGCACGGCGTCATCCTGGATAGCGCCGGAGGTCTTGTAGGAGCCATTGGGGCCGTGGTGGATCTTGATCGACACGGATCACCTCCCAATGAACGGCACGAAGCGCATGCAGAAGCGCGTCGCCGCCGCGACCATGATGATGTTCAGCGCCTGCGGCACGCCGAAGAAGGCCAGACCCGCCGCAATCGGCCCCGGCAGCGCGGCGTACATGCTGCGGATCATCTGCGGCACGCCGAGGCTGTCGATCAGTTCGCGGGCGGCGGTGTAGCTGACATCGATCAGCAGGATCAGGGTCTGGAGCGCGGCGTACATCGACGCCTTGGTGGCGACCACCAGTCCGTCGCGCACGAAGTCATAGATGCCTTGGGCGAAGAAATCCCAGATCCACTGGAAGAAGGCGATGATCTGATCGAGGAAACCGGAGAGCCATTCCATAGGGTCAGTCCTTCAGCAGAATGAGGGCGGCGATCAGCGCGGCCATTAGCAGCAGCGCCACGCGCAGGCTGGAGAGTTGGCCGGCGTAGTCGGAGATACAGAGGGAGTAGGACTTGCCCCAAATGGTCATGGACTCGCAGGGCAGCTGCCCGCCGCCTTCCGCCAGGTTGAGGTCGAAGGCGCCCTTCATCTGGTCGACGTTGGCCTTCACCTTGGTCTTGAGTTCTTTCTTGGCGTCCTCGACCTTCTTTTCCCAGGTGGCGATGGCGTCATCCCAGGTGCCGGGCGTGGGCTCCTTGAGTTCGCCGCCAGGGCCTTCGGGGCCGGTGGAGCAGTTCTCTTTCGCCGGGTCGCAGGTGCCGTTGCCATCGCCGCCCGTGCCGCTGCCGTCACCGTCGCCGCTACCATCGCCCCCGCCGTTGCCGTCCCCTCCCCCGCTGCCGTCGCCGCCATTGCCGGTGCCGCCGTTGTTGTCTCCACCGCCATTGCCATCGCCGCCGCCGTCGCCATCACCGCCCGGCGTGGTTGGGTCGGTTGGATCCGTGGGATCGGTCGGGGTCTTAACGCAGGTAGTCCCCGACCACGACCAGCCGGGCGGGCAGCCGGGGTCGTTCGGGTCGGAAGGATCGGTGTTCGGAGTGTCGGGCGGGTTCAGCGAATCGCCGGTCTGGGAGAAGGTGTAGGAGTCGGCACCGCAGCTTTGGCCGGTGCCCTTGAG